TGCCCGCTGATCTGGTTGAGCAGTACGAGGCGCTGAGCATCCTCCACGGGCGGACGTTCGACGAATACATCGCGCAGACTCTCTCCCGCGGTCTGGCGTGGCCCGACGCTGCGTACATGATCGACCAGTCAGGCGACAAGGAGATCAGGCGCCTGCTCGGCGGGCGCGTGGATGGGCAGGCCAAGCTGGTCGACATGATCAGCCGGCTGGTGAGCGTGCGCGTCGGCGGGCACAAGGTCGAGCTGCGGCCAGCGGTGCTCGAACAGATCAAGTGGGCCTGCCAGAGCCTCGGCAAGCCGGTTGAGGAAGTGGCGCCGCAGATGATCGCGGATGCGGTGTCGGAGAAATTCAGAGCTTAGTAATGTCTGACGCTGCCCGCACGCGCATCCAGTTCCGCCAGTTCCGCTGCCTGGCCGGACATGAGTTCCGCGCCGCGTGCAAGAGCGTGCTGAAGGTGGGGACTGACGAGTATGAGGAGTTCTACCGGAGCGACCGTATAAGTGGCAGGCCAGCGCCAATCAGATGCACCGCGGATGACTGGTTGCCAATTCCCAAGTGCCCAATTGAAGGTTGCCCACTCATCGGCGACCCGCTCACCGACCCGACCACCTCGCGCTCCTTCACCCAAGTCCCCGAGTCCGAGCGCTTCTACGCTTGGCTCTCCCCGGACGGCGAGCGTGTGAGTGTGCCCGGCTACCGCGGCGCCAAGATGCCCGACAGGTACCGTCGTGCCGGGTACATGGTGGTCGAGGCCAGCAACTTGGCCCAGCTCGACCGGCTCGAACAGGTCCGCTCCCGGCAGACCGGCAACACGGCGTATCATGAGGCGAACTTCGACGCGCCTACCCGCGCAGCTCGGGAGCAGGCTGAGTGCTCGGAAGACATGACGCGCGATACCTGATTTACGGGTTGCGCCGGGAGGGTGTGAGATGGTGAGCAGACGCAATCCAAGGTCAGTAGCGCCGAGCAACCCCGGCCCGTCCGAGGACGAGCAGGCGGTCATGTGCTGGATCGGCATGGCCATCCAGGAAGGCGTCTCCCAGAACAAGTCCGAGCACGCCTACGACCACATCGGCGAAGCGATCGACGCCATCATGGGCATCGACGAGCCGCGCATCCGCAGTCCGCGCCTCAGCAAGGCAAGGTTCAACAAGCTCCAGAAGATCGCCCTTGAACTGCGCGCTCTACTCACCGACATCAAGCCCTTCTGGACCTACTCGACCAACGCCGACCGGTACGCGCGGCAGGCCGATATCTTTGGCAAGCTCTCCAAGAGTTGGTTCCTGCGCCGCGGCATCGACCAGGTGTTCCGGGACGCGATCGACTACGTGCTCGTGGCCGGGACTGGCTACATCCACCTGTTCTTCAACCCGGACATCCCCGGACCAACTGACCGCGACACCGGCCTCGTCACGCAGGGCGACATCGACGCGATCGCCGAAGACCCGCGCGACTGCGGCATGATCCGGTTCCAGGGCGGCGACAAGCGCACCATGCAGAACGCCCGGGGAGCGTGGGTGCGCCGGGAACGCCCGGTGGACTTCTTCGAGCGCGTGTACGGTGAGAACGCGCCGGCGGCCGTCAAAGAGATCAAGATCGACAGGTACGGCTATGAGAAGGAATCGCCCTCAGCCAAGCGGCTCAGGGAAACTGAGGAAGCGATCATGTCCGAGGGCGCCCCGAACGCGGCGCTGTTCGGCCCGGCGCCCGCCCAGACCATCGGCGGCAAGATCCCGGTGACCGACGAGTTCACCGTCTACCTGCATGACTACTCGACCAATACGTCCAAGCAGGCCAAGGAGATGGGTCCGTGGGCCGACGACCCCGACGAGCCGGGCCAGCGCATGCCCGCCAGTCCGTGGAGCTACATCGCCGAGCCGGGCGCGCGGCTGTACCCGTTCGGCCGGCGCATCGTGGCCACTCGCTACGGGATCCTCGAAGACGGCCCCGGCCAGTTCCACCACGGTATGCTCCCAATTTGCAAGGTCACCCTCGACACGTGGGCGTGGGCGCGCTGGGGTACCTCGCCGATCCACCCGCTGCTCAGCTTGCAGCGCGACGCCGACGAGACGCTCCGTGCGATCCAAGATCACATCCGCCGGGCGGCCAAGCGCAACTTCATCTACGACAAGAAGGCTATCTCGCCAAACCTCGCCAAGGGATTCAACACGCGCCTGTCGGGTATGCAATTAGGTGTCAATCCGGGGCTCGAACCGGCCAAGGCGTTCCAGATCGTGCAGGAGCCACCGCTCGACCCGGAGATCCCAGCGCACCTCGGGCGCCTGCTCGAAGCGATGGACGAGCTGTCGGGCGTGGCCAACCTGCGCGGGCTGGCCGAGCTGAACCAGATGCCATCCGGCGACACGATCGAGCAACTCATCCAAGCCATGACGCCACTGGTCCGCGCCCGGTCCCGCTCACTCGAAGTCTTCATCCGCGAGTTCGCAATGATGCTCGCCAGCATGTTCATGCAGTACTACCCGCTCGAACTGAGGCTCAGGCTCTTGGGTGCTGACGGGATGACCTACGAAGATTGGGACTACAAGTCGGGCGACCTGATGCCAGACTTCATCCGTGACGAGGATTACGAGACGATCGACGTTGACACGCCCAACGGTGGCCGGATCAAGCACACGCGCATCAAGAAGGAAGCCTACTCGCGTGGTCCCGATCCCGAGCACGTGCGCAACAAGCAGTTCCTCCAGTACTTCAATTTCGACGTGGCCGAGGGCACCCTGCTCGACGTGGCCACCACCAGCAAACGCATGTTCTACCTGCAAGGCGCGCGCATGGGGCTCATCGACCACTGGACCTTACTGGAGATCTGGGGCGTGCCGAACGTTGGCAAGCCGCCGAGCTGGGCAATTGACATCACTACCCGTTTGCAGGCCGAAGCGATACTTGGGCTGGGCATGATGGCTTCCACTGCGGGCCGCAAACCTTCTGGGCAGGCCCCGCCCTCATTCACTAACACAGGCGCAATCGCTGAATCATAAGGAGCCACCTCTGTGCGTACACAAACAGTAGTCCTCGACGCCGATTACACGCCGAAATCAATTGCCTATCTGGCTACCCTCGCTACGGCTATCCCACAAATCCTCGACGCCGACTCGGCCAACCCTACCTCGCACGACGCGCGCAAGCTGCGCTCCCGGCACCTGTGGTTCCGCATCTACGCCGAATCGGGCAACAACGCTGGCGACGCCACTCACGACCCGGCGCGCATCGGGTTCGAGGGCACGGACTTGCAAGCAAGTTTCATCACCTCGAACGTGATCGCCACCGCGCACGGCACCCTCCTGCCCGCGGCCCTGTATCAGGACTTTCCGAGCGCCGGGCCGGCCGGGCTGTACGACTTCCGCACGACCGCCATCTCCGGCAAGACCGGCGACATCTTCCAGATCCACTACGGGCCACTATAATGAGAAAACTACTCTTAGTACTCACAACCATTCTGTTCGCGGGGCACTTGCTGGCTCAGCAGCCCGCGGTGTCTGTATACAGCGGCACTGCTGACCCGGCCAACTGCAAGTCTCCGGGGCGCAATATCTTTCTGCGCAATGACACAGGCACGCTGAAGGTGTGCAACGCAGGCGTGTGGATCGCACTGAACGGGGGCGTGACGAGTGCAGCGAACGGCGGCACTGGCCAATCGACCTACACAAAAGGTGATCTGCTAGCCGCTCCCGGCGGGGCGACACTCAACAAACTAGCCGTGGGCGCAGATGGGTCCGTGCTCACTGCGGACACGGCTTCGACGAATGGTGTGAAGTGGGCGGCGGCAGCTGGCGGTGGCATCACGAATGCCGCCGGTGCGAACGTCATCCCCAAATCAGACGGCACGAACCTCGTAGCGTCTGGATTCACCGACAACGGGACGACGATCTCGACGCCCGAGAAGATCGCGACCGCCGCAACGACAGGTCTTGTCGGCATCGGTATGGCTCCGAATGCGATGCTCGACATCACGGCCCCGGCTGGGGTGATTTCGATTCAAGCAGTCGGCACGCAGGGTGCCCCAAGCAGCACGTCTACCCCTGTGGCGCAAGCCGTGGTGAACGTAACCGGCACGCTCGGAGTTGACCAATCCACAACGATCGCGAATCGTAATGGCGGCACAGGCCAGCCGGTCAACCTAACGACAGGTGGCGGCGGCGCTCATCCCGGAGCGGCAAGCGGAACCTCACGTGGCGGCAACGGTGGTGCATGGAATCGAGTCACCGGGCCGGGCGGTGCCGCTACTGCCGTGACAGGTACAGTGAAGGGTGGTGCAGCTGGCGCCATCAACGACATCACGGGGGTTGGTGGAGCAAGCGCTACGTCCAACGGCGGCGCGGGCGGCGCGTACAACGCGACTCTCGGCGACGGCGGTGTAACTACCGCTGCGGCTCCATCTGGCAAGGGCGGTTCCTACAATTTCGCTGCCGGTAACGGAGGGGCGAATTCAAACGCTGCCGGAACTGCCGGACCGGGCGGCGACATAACGTTTACTGCCGGGACCGCCGGTACGCCAAGCGGGGGAGCTGCGGCTGGTGTGGCGGGGGCGATCCGCCTCGCTGGGGAACTACTCACGGACGATCAGTCCCGTGTCGCCGCCGACATCCCATCAGCCAACACGACGTTCATCAACATGACCGGCATTTCGCGCTCGGTCTTAGCCGCCGGGAACTACGTCGGCGAGTTGATCGTGAAGTGCAACAATTCAACCGCCGCCGAAGGGATCAAGTTCGACTTCAACGGCGGCACCGCGACGATGACCGCATTCTGGGCGGCGGGCAATCAGCTGATCGGCGGGACGAACGTACTCGGGTCGGGCATATCGACATCGCTCGCCGGAGTCCTGAACTTCTCGACGATCACCGGCGAAACAGTCATCGTCATCAAGGTCAGTTTCGTGGTGAATGCCGCCGGAACCGTCATTCCGCGCTTTGCGGAAAACTCCACAGCCATCGGAACAGCAACCGTAGAACTCGGGTCGTTCATGACTCTCAACAAGAGCAGCTAAAAGGAGCATCCAAATGTCCGTGCGTTTTACTGAAAGGTCCGACTCAACTGCCGACGTTCTCGTCTTCTCCGTCGACCCGTCCGCCCCTTACGACTCCCATATCACCGTCGAGCCGACGTTCACTCTCGCCGGAGTGACGTTCAACCAGGGTGTCTCGTTCCCGATCTGGAGCACGCCCGAGAATGTCTGGCTGGCCCTCGGCGACGGTTCCGGCGGCTACACCAACCTGACACCGTTCGACACCGCGAACGGGATGAACTTCCGACTGATGGGCAACGCCACGGACGGTTACACCTTCCTCCAAAGCTAAGGGTTGATATATATGCGCCGATTGACCGTATTGCTGCTGCTACTTCTGTGCGCCGCCCCTCTGTACGCGCGCACCAAATTCTGGGGCTACGCCGAGCGTGGTGGCCAGACTGCTATCACCTCACTGGCAGGTTTGTCGGTCAAGGTCCAGCGCTCGTTCCCACTGTGCCCGATCCAGGTGTTCATCGATGGCACCACCACGCCCGCCACCATCTTCTCTGATGCCACCGGCACCGCTATCCCAAGTGCCATCCTGACCGCTGACAGCGCTGGCTACTTCCAGTTCTGGGGGGACAGTGCGGCCTATTCAGTAAGGTTCAGCCCGGCCAGTTTCATCCCGTGGACGATCGGCGGGTTCGGCGCGGGCACACCAACTCCTATATCAATAAATGTCACTGACTGTGGTGCCGTGGGTGACGGCGTGACCAACGCCACCTCGGCAATTACCACTTGCTTGGCAGCCGCTGCCGGTGGTGAATTGCGATTCCCGACTGGCACATACTTAGTGGCTGGCTCCGGCTCTATATTCACTGCCTCGGCGAAGGGCACGCACATCGTTGGCCCCGGCGACTACTCGGCTACGATCAAACTTGCGCCTACTGCCGCGGCCACTGTTATCACCGCCTCCGCGGGCGCCGCCATTCTCTACGGCTTCTCAATCGACGGCATCTCATTCACATCTGCCGACACCACATTCACCAAGACAGCTGTATCCCTGATTGACACGTCTGGAGCGCGTGTCCACATTGCAGTCGGCCCTATTGGCGCGTGGCATGATGCTGGCCTGACCTCGATCGGCGTCCATATCTTCGGGCGCGACCTCGGTCATGTTTCCAGTTCAGGCGGCATCGCAGCCGACCGCCCTGTCCTCATCTCACGGAACCCAAACTCCTTCCTCGATCTGGACCTCTGGGTACTGGGCGGCGATGACCATCTCCTCACATTGGCGAACGGGCACCCGAACATCGAGCTGGAGGACATCTACGCCTCGAACAACTCCTTCCGCAACCTCTCCATGAACATGGGGACAGAGGGGCTTGTGGCAACCGGGACACTCAACGCGAATGTATCTACTGACAACTCTGTGGACACTGCTCGATGTGAGCAGATGTCTTCCGCAACTGGCTATTGCATCAGCTGGGCGCTCTCCTCCTCCCGCAATCTCTCCCTACGCACCATCACCGCCGGCACTCCGGGCCGCGGCATCCGTGTCCGCTCGAACGGCGTGACGATCGAGAACTCCTCCTACTCTTTCACGGGCATAGGTCTTGACATCGCCGGGTGTGACGCGGTGCTTCTTAATCGGAACTTCTTCCAAGGTGACTCAACGGCGGTCACCACTGGAATGCGCCAGATCATGACGATCGGTCAGCAGGCCTCCGTACCTGCCGCCGCGGCGATGTTCGAGTATTGGATTTCTACCTCGAACGTAAACGCAATGGCGTTCCCCATGTCCAGTCTGAGCGAATATCCAAATACTCTGATTGGTACTCTCGTTGGCAGCAACGGCGCTTCAGTCACCGTACCTGGTCTGTCCGGTAACGCTACGTACGGGAGCATCACCCTCGCCTTCAATGGAGCCGCGCATGGCGGCGGGACCTACATCTTCAGCCCGTCCGGCATCTCCCTCGTGGGTGGGGAATCCAACACGGTCGCGGGCATCCCCGGTGCCAACCACGTCGGCCTGAACTTCAACTCTGCGGGCAACATCACCCTCTTCAACGACTACGTTGCCTCGATCAATTATCGGATTAGCGTAAAATTCTTCTTTTAGGAGCTGCTTGCCATGTCTATCTCCAGTCCCATGTCTACCGATCCGAAAGAAGACATCTTGCGTGGTGGCCCGCCCGTGCCCGGCAACCTACGTTCGGCCAAGCCCCGCCCGGCCATGCCCAAGCCAGCCGGCAGTTCCAGCTCGGGGATAGGCCACCTGCTCGGTGGCGGCTCGCCGATCGCCGGGGTGATGGACGATGTGATGGAGATCGACAAGCGGATCAAGTCCCTCGCGCAGATCAGGCCCGACATCGCCCAACTGTTCGCCCAACCGCTCAGCCAAGCCCGCGACATGATGGCCGGTTCGCTGGCCGACCTCGCGCAGGGAGGCACCGGCACGCCGCCCCAGGACGTGGGGGCCATGCCGCCGGGCGCAGGCGGGCCGGGAGCTGGAGCAGGTGCTGGTCCGGGCGGGCTGATGGCTCCGCCCCCGCCACCGGCTGGGCCGATGTAGCAAACTTGCGAAAGTGTTGTATCCTGACCACACTATGTACCTCATGTACCCTGACGCAAAGAGTACCCATCCCGAGCCAATGCCATTGGCCGGAAGGCGCTCGACAGGCAAAAGGAGCCTCTAACCATGGCACGCTCGAAAGACGAACTCAAAGCATACGCAGCAGCCCTCGCGAAAGAGAAAGGTCTGCCCGACAATCTGGCGCAGATCGGCATCGCGGTCATGACCGGCGACAAGGAGGCCCTCAAGGACGTTCCGCTTGACGACCTGATTGCCGCGGTCGGCCCGCTCGCTGATCTGGCTGTTGGGCGGCAGGCCGACTACTCTCGCGCGATGGGCGAAGTCAAGCAGCAGCACAAAGCCGCCGAGGATGCCTACAAGGGCAATCTTAAGTGGAAGACCGACGCGCGGGCCGAGTTTGACAAGGCCGTCGCCGACCGTGCTGCTGCGCTGGGCAAGATCGCTGCGTACGAAGAAGAGTACGGCTCTCTCGATGAAACTGTGGACATTGGAAAGGGGAAATCAGTGACGGCAACAGGCGACGTGGTGAAGACGGCAGACCTCAAGGCCCTGCGCGAAGAAGTGCGCGACCAGATGGCGAGCGAGTTCCTCCAGTTCCAAATTGAGGAGGGCAACCTCGTTGAGCAGCACTTCGCCCGATTCAAGCAGCCGCTCAACAAAGCCAAGCTGATCGAGGTCGTAGGCAAACACGCTGCTGATCCCATCAACCCGCGCAATATCTCGCTCACCGACGCATACAACGAGCTGTACGGTGAGAAGATCACCCAGCTCGACACCGAAGCCCGCGCCGCCGAACTCAAAGCCGCCAAAGACGAAGGCCGCAACGAAGGCCGCAAAGAAGGCCGCGCCGCAGCAATGTCCACCATCGGGCGCTCTGGCGCCGCAGTATCCGAAGACAGCGGGGCAGTGTTCGCCCGCATCGACGCCGAGCGCAAGGCCGGTGACAAACCAGTAGCTGACCTGTCCGACGACGAGCTGGCCGCAGCCTTCGTCGCCGACATGGAACAATTCAGCAGACCAGACGCATCCACTACGCAGTAACTTAGCCCGCTCCGTTTAGCTGGGCGGGTGTGAAGGGGAGGGTAACACTATGAACGGAGCACTCGACGGGCCGCTGGACGCGCTCAACGCCTCCACCACGCGCCACCAACGCCGCAGTCCAATCCTCATCGACGGCATCTTCCAGTCTGACTCGGGCATGGCCATGCTCAAACGCACGTGCGTCGTGCCATTTCCGGGTGGCCGCGTCATCACTGGGAACGTGACCTTCGACACTCTGCTCGCCATGGCCTACGACATCGGCGACGACTTCGATTTGTCCGAGCAGAAGACCGACGACCAGCTCCAGTGGTTCCCGCGCCAGCTGGAGACCAACATCACCACCCCGATGGAGATGCTCAAGGTCTACAACGTCGGCCCCAACGCCATCTACCGCGACATCGATTCCAAGCTCCGGAACGCCTACAACACGATCGGCTCGGGGCTCGCTGTGAACCAGTACCTGCCAAACAACAAGGCGAACTTCGGCAAGTTCCTCACCGGCTACGACGAGTCGATCAACGACGGCACCACGTCCGGCTGGACCGGCACCGCCTACCCCACCTACGGCGGCCTCACCCGCGCTTCCTACAATGGCGCCCTCACCCCGTACGTGGTCAATCTGGCCGGCGCCGCCATCGAGTACGACGACGTGACCGATGGCATCCAGGAGTCGAGCTGGGGCGACGGTGACCTCGAATCCAACGTCCTGCTCGGCACGCCCAAGCTGTACAACTCGTTCAAGAAGCGCTACCAGGTCCAGCAGCAGCTCAACGAGTCGACGCCTGTGATCGGGTTCAAGGGCTTCTCGATCGAGAACACGACCTTCCTCAAGTCCCGCTATTGCCCCGGTCAGGACATCGCGACCACGACCAAGAAGTCCAACCGCGTGGCCGTCAAGTTCATCAACGCCACCTCCAAGGGTGCCCTGACCACCTACCCGGCAGTGTCCGGCGAGACGCTCTTCATCCTCAACATGCGCAAGCCGAACATCCACATGCACATCTCGACCGCGCCCGAATACCAGTTCGGGTTCACCGGCTGGAAGCTCACCGCGCGCAACACCAAGATCTCCGGCCAGATCCTCTACGCCGGTCAATTCACCGTCGACAATCCGTCGTTCCAGGGTCAGATCGCCAACGCAGTGTAAGAGGGGAGGGCACTCGCAATGACACAACAAATGACCATCAACTCTCAGCAACATTTCTCTGGTGGTGAGCCCAAGCTCTCTACCGACACAGTACCTGCCGGTTTCGGAGGTCCATTCCCGCAGATCGGTACGCTCGGTCAAGTCTACCGGGATATCACCGGCCGCACGTGGCAGCGAGTCAAAGCCGCCGCGACGCTCACGCAGGCCGCTGTGGCCTCGAACGTGCTCTACTGGTCCAGCGCGCACGGATTCACTGTCGACACTGATTACACTGACTCCGAGGGTACGGCCAACACGGTCGCAGGTGTGTTCGCGGTCGGGCAAACGCTCCCCACCGCGGGCCAGCACTTCTGGGCCCTGCAAGGTGGTCCGTCGATCGTCATGAATGGCACGAACGTCAATTTCCTCGCTGGCATGGTGATCACCCCGATCGCCACGGTCGGCATCGTCACCGGGACCGCAGCCCTGACCGCCCCGCCGGCGCAGAAGCTCGGGACCGTGCATACTCCCGTCGACCGCTCGGGTGGTGCAGGTACCGTGGTCGTCGATCTCGACATCGACTCGCGCAGTTTCTAAGGAAAGGAGCACCAATCAGCCATGACACTCATCATCACTGCCGATCAGCAAGCCGTACTGACCGCCGTGTTCAAGGACGCGAACGGCGGCACTCTCGTACCCGACCTCTCTGACCCGCACGCGCCGCAGCCGCTGTGGCTCGAAGACTCGAAGGGCACGATCATCGTCATCACGCCCGCCGAGGACCAACTCACCTGCGTTGTGGTGGGCATCGCGCCCGGCACGGCCACGGTGACATGCAAGGACCGCGGCACTGACAAACAGGTCACCGAGACCGTCGTCGTGCGTGAGGGCGGGATTGCGTCCATCGCCATCAGCGCAGGCACGCCGGTCAAGCGGGAGTCGATCGATGACAAGCCCACACTGAAACCGGCGTCGCACGATTCACTGCTGGGACAATTCGGATCGGGCGTGCTCGACACCTCCACGCATGACCCGCTCATTGACTTGCCGCACGACGATCTTCAGCCGCCGCCTGTGCCACCGCCGCCACCACCGTCTATTCCGTAGTCCTCACCACGGCGCCGGGCCAGCGGGGCACACATGCGTGCTCTTGGGTTGGCCCGGCGCCACTCACAGTTCCATAAGGAGGCTCACCCATGGCCGCTATCACCGTAGTAGCCCGCTCTTACAAGCCCAACGCTGCCGGAGCGCTCACCGAGAAGCTCTGGAAGGTAACCGGCGCCGACACCAACACGCTCGACACCGGCATCAAATCCGTGCGTTCCGTCGAGGTGTTCTGCGAACCCAGCACGATCACCGCGATTGCCCAGTCCACGGTGAACGCGCAGATCAGGCTGACCTTCAGCGCATCTGCCCCGTTCACCGCAGTGGGGCTGCTCGTCAAGTACCGCAACGGATAGTTGGGGGTTGGGGAGCGCCTCTCTCATGTCTGTCGACACGCTCGGCTCGATCATCGGCAAGGTCCAACAGCGTGTTGGGACGCTCCCCGACTACCACCTGCTCCAGGACGCGGTAGTCAACAAGTTCCGCGACGTGCAGGCGCGCATCGACTGGACGTGGCGCCGCAAGCAGGCCGACCTCTACTTCTACGCCCCCATCACCACCGGTACCGCGAGCGTCGCCCGCGGGAGTAACTATGTGACCTTCAGTTCCCCTGTCATGAGCGCCGCGCTGGTGGGCCGCCAGATCAGGATCGCGGGCAACAACACGCCGATCCGCACGCTCGTGGGGATGGCCGACACGACGCACGCCTACCTCGACCGGGCGTGGAGCGCCATCGACCAGGTGAGCGCCGGGTACGAGATCTACCAAGCGTACGTCACCGTGCCCGAAGACTTCGCCTCGTTCATGACGATCGTTGACCTGACCAGAGGCTACCAGTTGGATCACTGTAGCCACACCGCCGACGAGCTGGACTCGATCGACTCGCGCCGGGCGTATGGGGGCAACACCGCGTACTGGATGGTACTCAAGGATTACTCCGGCGACAGGCGGGGCGTGGTGGGCGGGGTGGTGCAGGCTCGCGGCTCGGGCAACCAGCCAATCAGCGGCGGGGAGTATTCAGGCGTCTCGAACGCCCTGTTCACGGTCGAGGTGACCGGTGCGACGGCGTTCAAGTGGAAAAAGGACGGCGGTGCGCCCGTGCTCGGTGTGGCCATGGACCCGGCGGGCGACCCGCAGCCGCTCCAAGATGGCGTGCAGGTGAGCTTCCCGCCGGTAGCGTACGTGACCGGCGACGTGTTCAGTGTCTCCTGCACGGCCGCCGAGGCGCCCGGCTCTCCGCGGTACGAGCCGTGGCCGCACATCAAGGCCGACGAGACGCGGCCCTACCTCTACCTCGCCAATTTGCTGGACCTCACTGACCTAGGCGCGGCGCTCCCGAGGTTCGTGCGCGGCGACGTGATCCTTGAGATGGTACTCAGCGAGATCGCCGCTTGGAAGAACCCGGACAACGGGTACTATGACCTCAAGCTGGCCAACTGGCACGCCGGCCGGGCCGAGGTCATGCTGCTCGACATGATGCGCGAGGATCAGGCGCGCGAGTCGACCGATCTGACGTACAGGAATTGGAACGAGCTGCCGGTGTATGATGGGGACTTCATGGTCAACCACGATTTAGGGTTGGCTTGGAACGAATAACTAAGGGAGGTTGGCCATGGCCGACAATCGTGGTACGAATGGGATGTTCTTCTCACCGGCTGAGGGGCTCGCTGAGCTGCCGAATCCGGGCGCGTTCTCCAACCCCAGCCAGCCGAGCATCCACCCGAGCATCGACATGACGGACAAGTCGGGCGACACTCCGGCGGGCAACAAGGTGGCCGAGGCGTACGCCGGCCAGAGCGCTACCAACTCGCCGGGCATGAGCCCCGGAGTGAGTTTGGCTGATGCGCCCGAAACGCCCAGTTCGGACATCGGTCCGCAGCTCGGCGGGGATATCAATGTCATTCCGCGCCCGAGCGGGAGCTACTGAGCCGTGGTAGGTTCGCCACTCGAAGCCGAGGTCGCGCGCCAGTTCTGGGCGCAGGTGCGCAACCATCCCGACCCGGCGGTCACCTGCTGGATCTACACCGGTTCCCTGCGCTCGGATGGTTATGGGCGCTTGACTATCGAGGGGCACGAGGTTCGTGCTCACCGGTTCTCCTACGAGAGTGCAGTCGGGCCGATCCCCAAGGGGCTGGTTCCTGACCACCTGTGCTCCCGCCGGGCTTGCATCCACCCGTTGCACCTCGAACCAGTCACGCCGGTCGAGAACTCGCGCCGGGCCAGATTGCGCGCACTGTACGCCTCGCGTGGCCGGGCGCTACCTCCCGGCTTCCGCACCATCATTCCTGCCGACCACTGGCTCCCCAAACCCGACGCCGAAGCATGGATTTGAGGTCGAGGTCTATGCATGCCCGCCAACCTGTACACGCACACCTCGCGCGCCCAGTTCGAGCAGATCATGGCTCTGCGGCTCGCCGAGACCGCATCCAGCCCGTTCGTCCGCTACCTCGCCGACGAGATTGACCTCTACACGATCCTCGCCCTGCGTACGTTCAGCGCACTCACCGGGATGTGGCAGACCACGCAGAGCCAGCTCCTGACCGCCGGGACCGTATTCGTAGACCTGCCCACCCTCTTCCCCACCTTGCGCGGCTACACGGTGCTCGACCGGGACTTAGTTGGCCTCGCCCAGTACATGCTCCTCGAACCCAAGAACGTGTCAGGCTGGTCGGGCAGCGAGCAATTCTCTCTGGTGCTGGTCACTCAGGCCCTCCAGCGCCGGCGCGACCAGTTCCTCCTCGACACCGGCTGTCGGATCACCCGGCATGCGCCCATCCCCAGCGCGCCCAATGCTGTCGGCCCGTCAGACCTCGGCGAGGTGGCCGTCGACCAGGTGATCATCGACATCCGCCGGGCTGCGTGGACCACCTTCGACGGCAAAACTACTCCCCTGCGCCCCACTAGCTACTGGGCTCTGCGCGGGCACTCGGCAACTTGGAACTCCGACCCCGGCCTGCCGCGCACCTACGCCTTCAACCAGTACGCCCCGGCCATCCTGCAACTGGCCCCGCCGAACGCCGATCTGGGCGCGCTCGACCTACTCACCGTGGACGCGGGCGCCGTGCTCGACCCGGCAACAGGCGTGCTGGTGGGCGTGCCAGACGACCTCACCCCGTTCGTGCTGTGGGGAGCGCTGGCCGACCTCTTGAACGCTGACGGGCCGGGCCGGGATTATGCGCGGGCCATCTTCTGTGAGTCCATGTACCAGTTGGGCGTGCAGGCGGCGCGATCGACCGTAATCATGGGTGACGCCACCTTCAATGGTAGGCTGGTCCAGTTCAGCTCACTCGACTCACTCGACAACGCGCCCACCATGCAGTATTGGCAGAACAAGACCGGTGTGCCGCAGATCGTCGCCACGGCCGGCCTGAACATGCTGGCCATAGCTCTGCCGCCGGCATGTCCGTGAACGCGCCGGTGCCCACCGCGGCAGGCTCACAGATTCAGATCCCCCGCGAGCTGCTCGATCACCTTGCTGGCTACGTCGAGCACCTGGCCATGTTCAAGATCGCCGGGCGGGAATTCGACGCCACCCAACCTCTGGCCGAGGCGTTCTTCCGCGCGGCCCAGCAGCGCAACACCCGACTGGCCACGATCAGCGTGTTCGAGGACGACCAGCGCGGGTTTGCCCAGTCCCAGGAGCGCGCCCGGCCGAGCCGCAGGGATATGCCGGACAAGCGCGCTGCCCAAGCGCAGGGTGGGGGGAATTAGCGATGGCTGACCTGCCGAACGCCAACGCCTCGCCACAGTTCGAGCGCAAACAGTACCTGTTCGACCAGATCGGCGTCGACCTCAATGCGCCGGTGGACCGCACGCGGGATGGTCTGGCGGTAGTGATGGAGAACTGGCGGCCCGAGACTGACAACTCACTCACCATCCGGCCCGGCCAAGGCAACGGGCTAACCTTAGTGGCCGGTCAATCACCCGTTCACTCCCTGCGCCGCATGCAGGACACCAGCTCGGGCACGCTCGTCGAGGCCATCATCGCCGGGGTGGGCACGCACGCGGCGATATGCGACGTGGCCCTCACCACGCCAACTGACCTCGGCGCCGGTTGGTCAGGCGACCCGCTCAGCATGGCCATCCACCAGCCCACTGAGTCGATCAGGCCATATTGCTACCTGTGCGACCGGCTCAAGATGCAGAAGGTCGACGTGGCCGGCTCAAAAAAGCAGGTCGGCCTGCCGCGCCCCACCGACGTGCCATTGGCCAAGCTAGCCACCCCGGCAGCCAAGATCCTCGATGGGATGAACGTGGCGGCCAATTGGTTGGTGGGCGGCACTGCCGCGGCCCTCGCCGCGAACCTGCGCGTCGACCCGGCCACGCGCAACATCACAGCGCTCCTCTACGACCTTGGCTTCCCTGTGGGCTGGTGCTCGGTGCGCCCCAACTCGATGGCCGACATCGGGCGCGGTATGGAACTGAATGTAGTGGGTGCCAACCCCGAGACCTTCATAGTGCAGGACGTGTTCCAAGGCTCAGCCCAGACCGGCATTGATCGGGTCAAGTACGAAACAGGCACCTCGATCGCGTGGATACACCTGTCGACGCCCGTGGACCAGATCGACGTGGATGGACTGGTACTGTTAGACACAGCGGGCCTGCACGGCGGGCCGGAGTACGTGCGCGTGCTGGCAGTTGAGCGGACCAAGGTAGGGACCACCTCGTTCCGCGCCGCCACAGTGAACACCTACTCGTCTGGTGAGACAGCACAGGTGGTGCCCAGTTTCCGGGCGTACTTCTTCGGTGTGCATGTGGCCGCCGACCCGCTCACCTCGACCTCGTTACAGTTCACAGTGGCAGCGGGCACCGGCTCGATCACGCGCAATGTGGGCGCGGCCACGCCGATAGACATGTCCGTCATACAGAGCGGGGTGCCCACCAAACCTGACGACATAGTTCACGTATCAATATTGATCGACAAGCCCGAGCTGGTGACCGAGATTAAGGCGTACTTCGACATCGACTCGGCTACTAATAATGTGTTCGCCGTCACCGACCACACTAAGAACTACCTCTTCCACTCCATCCGGCAGAACGACCTGGTGCCTGTCACTAAAGGTACGCAGACCGCCCTCGACAACGCGGCCATCCAGTACCAGCGCGGCATAATTGATCAGGTCACGCTGGAAGGACTGCGTGATCTAGGCGGGTCTGGCCTGCGCGGGATCGACACGCGGCTCGGGCTGATCGAGGGGCGCATCAACGCGCATGATTCGACCACGCCAATCGGGCCGGGCAGCGGGATTACCAACCCCAATCCCGGCAACAGTGAGGATCAGGGCAGCTCGGGCCAGAACTCATACGCTGAGATCAATTTCCGAGTGAGTGAACTCCTGACTCCCGGTGTAGGCCGTGTAGGGTCTGACTTCTCGCGAGGTCTGGCCAATGTCGCGGCGCTCAAGTTCGAGGTTATCGCGACTGGCGCCGTGCTCATTCGGGTGGATAGTCTGATTGTGAGCGGCGGGTTCGGCCCGGATGTGGACGCGGGTGGGCGCCCGAGAATTTACAGGGAGAGGTACCGCGACAGCTCGACCGGCGTGTGCAGCAACTGGGGGCCCGCCATGCGCGGCGGAGTCAGGCCGCGGCGGCAGAAGGTGACGCTCGTGCTGACCGGAGTGAGCACAGTCACCAACCCTGAAATTGACAAGATCGACGTGGCCGTGTACGGCGGGACCATGGAGGGTTGGTCGATCGCCGGGTCGGTGGACAATCCGGGCGCGGCAACTACTGTGGCGTTCCAAGACATATTCTCAGAGTTTGAATTGTCCACGAGGCAACCTCTCACTGAAGGGAACGTTCACTACCAATTGTGGCCCACTGTGTCCAAGCCGATCTCCGGCACTGGCACGGGCGCTGGCACAGTGTTCTCGATCGCTACAGGCGCGATCAGTCTCGACATGGCACCCGGCACGGCCCTCAAGATCGACGGGCTCGACTACACTTTGTACAGAGTGTTCAGCACCGGCGCGTTCGAGACCGTCGAGTCCATGGGGTTCGTGAGCGCAGTCAACTGGGAGATCCCGGCGCCCCTCCTAGAGAACCAGCGCCTGCCCATATTTGCCGGACCATTCCACGGGTTCTATTTCGGCCTCGGGGACAAGCTCAACCCGTGGCGCTTGTACTACACGAATGGTAACGATCCGGACACGACGCGCGACGTTAATTGGATCGACATTGAGTCGGAGATCTTGCAGAACATGCTGGTCACCACTGACGGTCGCATGTTCGTGTGGAGCACTGAGTACGCCTTCGCCATCGACCCGGCGTTCACCACCCTAGATACCGGCGGCGGGCTGTTCGTGTGGCGGCGCATCGGCGCGGTGGGCATGCCATTCAGGTACGCGATGTGCGACATGGGCACGAGCGCGGCGTTCCACGGGCGCACAGGAATTCACGCGACCTCGGGCGGCCAGATGCAGGCGCTCACTGACGACCTGCGCACGATCTTCCCGCATGAAGGTTCGCCGGGCATCGCTGTGAATGGGTTCTTCCCGCCGGATACCTCAAATAGCAACAACTTGCGACTCAGTATGGTGAGGGGGGAGTTGTTCTTTGATTATCTAGACACGAACGCAGCACGCAGGACACTAGTGCGCAGGGCCGGAAGTGGTGGGCAGGCCGGCTGGCGGCCCTACAAGTACGCGGTAGGCGCACAGGTCCACTATGCTGAGGAGGGTAGGGAGGTAAGCACAGTTTTGCTGGGCGGTGTGGATGGGAAGGTGTACAGGCTGGGCCGCGCACTGGCCGACGCAGCAGGCGCCGCGATCGTGGGCACCCTGCAAGTGCGCTCCGAGGACGGCGGCGACGCTGTTGTCAGCAAGTACGTGGGCGACTTCCTTGTGGACTACGACACGGCCGGCGCTGTGATCAACATGACGCCCGGCTACGACAACTTCTCCAGCTCGCCGGACGGCCCGTTCGTGCTCAGTGAGGCAGCCGGGCGGCGGCAGCGCAGGCTGGACATCGGCAACCCGGCGGGCAGCGGGCGGCGTGCGCGCAACGTGGCCCTGCGCCTGACAAGTTCTGTGACCACCTTGCGGCCCACACTATATCTGTGGCAGCCATCATGGGAGGCCAGACCTGAAACTACCCTACTGCGTGCACACGACTACCACATGGTCGGGGGCGGCGGGGTGAAATTCGTGCGCGGCGTGTGGATCTACGCCGACACGTATGCTGTCACGCGGTCAGTCACGTTCGAGTTCACCAAGGACGACGGTACTGTAGCGAACGTGGTGATCGGCACCGTTAATCACTCGGCCCTCACCGAGCGCTACTACCCGATTCCCGGCGGCCTGTACATGATCGGGTCGAGAGCCCGGCCCACCGATGCGAACGTGTGGGACTTCGAGGGGTACAGGCTGGATGGTGAGCCCGCGCCCCCGCTGAGCACTCAGGTGGCCGAGTTCACCGACTTCGGCGAAGCCCGGTTCGTGCAGGGCGTCAGGTACGCGATCGACCCGGCCACCG